GCATACTCGTTTCTGCCCTCGATACTATTACTCCATATCTGATAAAATAAATCGAACCCATTAGGAGTTGATGTTATAACAACTTTGGTGTTGCTACCAGATATAATTGTTGGATAAACTGAAGTGAAGAAATCGTGTTGTATATTACGAGGGACAAATGCGAATTCATCTAGATATAGAAAGTTAATAGAATAACCACGAATAGCACTAGATGCTGTTGAAGCAGCGATAATCTGACTACCGTTCTCGAGTTCTATGTTCGTTTTATTCCAGACCACGACTCCCTGCTGTAGCCACTTTGGTAAATATTCGAAGGCACGCTGAACTCTGGCTAGAATCTCTCGAGCAGTTGATAACTTATTAGCAAGGATAGCGACTGTATAGCTCTCGTTAAATAAGACATGCCATAGAACAACCGCTGCTGAAGTTGTAGTTTTCCCCGCCTGTCTACATGTTTTAATAACAGTAAAACGATTATCAGCTATGGTCTGAGCCATACTTTCCTGATATGGATACATGTCAAAATCAATTAACCCCTCATCGAGACTAATAATTTTCACATACGTGTTGATGAAATAGTTAACATCCTTGGAGCACTTAATAACTTCCTTTATCTGCTCCTCAGTAAACTCTAAAGGAACATATGCCTTTTTTAAGTTAGGGTTAGCTAGATAATTCTCAGACATTTCTATTTACTTTTCTGTTAAACACGTTATAATAGACCTTGTGGGTCTATGTATAGTATTAATTATCTTTAATTAATTTCTGTAACTCCGCTGTGCTCCCGACAAATAAAGCATTCGTTACATTAGAAGGTTTCTCTCCATCATCCTTTAATTGTTTTACCTTTCTCTGAAGCTCAAGCAGATCTTTATTTGCGTTAACTATAGTTTTCATCAGATCGGAAAGAACCTCGTATGCTCTCGGAGACTCCGATGTTGATGCTATGGAGGAAAGATCATCAATTGATTGTTGCGCGGAATCTATAATATTTTTAAGATTCTCACGTGCGTAATGGTAATCGTCCATCACATCATCTTGATCGATAGTTGTTTTGGGCATAGGTGTCACTCTAGACTCATCTATGACCTCTACCATCGGTTTAGTCTCAGGGAGATCAAAGATCTCCTCCATGTTCTTTTCCATTTCAGTTTTCATCATGTTTGTGTTATGTCAAATTGATCAATAGTAATATCAGTTGTAAATCCGTAATCTGTATTAGCACTAATCTGACTTATCGCTACTGAGAGTTCCGTGTTACCTGATGGTACAAACAGAGGAGAGCCGTTCGCGAACTGCGACGGAGTAATCGTAATGCGATCGATAATAGGCTCTTCGGATGTAGTTGTATCGCGGAAGTTAGTGATAGCTCGTTTAATTATACCGCTATTAGTCACCGGACCGTATAGATAAGATTTAACGCTAAACGTCAAGTTATATATTAATGCTCTCCTTGTATCAAAATCACCTTCATATGTGTCCTCTATAGTCACGCCATTTAACACGATTGGCGTGTCCACAACTATCTTCATCTCAGGTATTAAATTTACCTGTGTAGTAAACTCTGGTCTGAAAAATGGTAATATCTGTTCAATTATCTGCGCGCCATCGTCAGCATTTTTTACGAATATCGAAAGCTGGAAATCTAAATCATATGGAACTGGAATAAATTGCGTGTCAACTCTATTAAAGTCCGTAGATTTCAATCGAATATTTTTCAGGGTCGATGACAACTTACGGGTCGGGGAGTAGTTCATACTCGTTATCTCGAACCCCATACGAGGAAGTGTTATCGCAACATCAGCGTCAAGATTTGGGTCCTGGACTAAACGAACTAACCATTTCTCCTTCGGTCCGTATGCTAATGGGACGAGTATACTTTGAATACGATTACCATTCAGATCCAATCTCTGTATGATAATATCGTTAAATAGATTACCGAAAGCGATAACATATTTACGAATAGCGCCGTGATAATATTGACCAAACATTAGTATCTATCCACTTCTGAGAATGGATTCCTCTCACTAAAATCTATAACCGAACTTGAAGAGAAGACTGGATCATTAGATGAGAAGTACTCATTGTTTGCAGTAGGTTGATTATCTTCAATCCTATATTCCTGCATTAACGAACCGCCGTCCTCAAGTTGAAGTGTTCCCGCGCCGTATCCACCGTCATCATCCAGACTAATCTCGAAACCAAGTATATCGGTTGACAGATTATCCTCGATAGCATCAATCTCACTGATACCTGTATCAATCCTCTCGTTGCTGTATGTAAAGAGTTCGCAACGAAGATCATATGTCTGTAATCTCCCAGTCTGATAGAACACTGCCTCATGTTCTACAAACTTAATCTCAAATAATTTATCGACCATGGGGAACCAGATAAGATCGCCTTCCGTTGGTCGATTTGATGTTATGGCATAACCATCGGAAGTTGCTGTCTCTAAATTAATGCCGAAGAGAGCTGTATTAGCTGATGTCGATAAGTATTGACGAGA